CATGCACGGACTGCGATGGGTGGTGGCTCGGCCGTGCGCTCCAAGAAGAAATACTCCTCCACACGAAATGGGCAATCTGGCTCCGGCTCCGGCTCCGGTTCTCCCGCTGCCGAGGGGGACGGCGGCTCCGCTCCGGCGACCGCCTCCCCCGCTGCCCACAGCCAGCGAACCAGCCGTGCCAGCCGCATTCGTGGCCGTTCCCCGCGCCGCCGTCCGGTCCGTTCGCGCCGGAGGGGGTGACCCGTGCCGACCGAACACTTTCGCGACGCCGAGGCCTACCGCCGCTCTCGCGCCTACACCCATCTCCATGGCATTCCCACGCACGCAGTAGACGTGGTGGTCGCAGGCAAGCGGCACAAGGTCGAGCACAGCCGCGGGAAGAAATCCTCCGCCCGTCCCGCTCGCCCCCTCCGCCGCGTCCGTCCCGCCCGCAAGAGGAATTAGCCGGATGAGAAAGTGGGGACTAGCCTCGATTCTGCTCTCTGTGCTCTCTGTGCTTTCTCTCCCATTCTCTCTCTTGGCCCAGAACATCCCTCTCGTGCTCGTCTCCAGCGACCCGACCGGCTCGACCTCCTGCAACATGCGAATCCAGATCAATGTCCTGACCGGGGGAATGTGGTACCCCGCCAACCCTACTCCCTCGACCTGCACCTGGCAGCAGATGGGCAAGGGCGTTCCTTCCGGCGGGTACATCTTCATCAAGACCGGGACCTGCCCGACCGGGTTCACCGAGGACGACGCGCTGGCCACCTACAACATCCTCCTCACGACCGCCGCTGCTGGCGATGTCGGCCAGACTGGCGGCTCCAACTCCTACACGCCAGCTGGGACCTCCGCCGCGCCGACCGTGGCCTCGCTGACTGCCGCCGCGCAGACCTTCTCCGGCAGTTCGACCACGGTCCCGGCCGAAACAGTCAACTCTCTCACGGCAGCCGCGCAAACCTTCTCCGGTGCAACAACAACGGTACCGGCCGAGACCGTCAACTCGCTGACCGCCGCTGCCCAGACCTTCTCCGGGACCTCCAGCCAGTCCACCTCAGCCGTAAGCGCCGGGACGCCTGCGGGCTCGGTGGCAAACGGTGTGATCGCGTGGCCGGGAGGCGTACCGGCTATCGCAGCCGGAACCTTCACGCAGCCTGTTATTGCCGCTGGCACTTTCACTCAGCCAACCATCGCCTGGCCGACGCCTGTGCCGACCTTCTCTGGCTCATCCGGTACGGTCCCTGCCGAAACATTCACCGGCACGAGCAACCAGACAACCAGTTCAACCTCCGGCGGCACTCCAGCGGGAACGATCAGCGGCGCGGCCTTCAGCATCACTACAGTTCAGCTCGCCACAGCCGGGTCATCGGGGAACTACACCGGAGACAAACTGGGCGGTACTACTCTCGCCAGCGGAACGTCCAGCATCACCCTCTCGACTCAGGGAACCTTCGCAGGGTCGGCGCTGGCCGGGCATACGCACACGCTGACCCCATCGGGCTCGAACGGTACGGTCAGCTTCACGCCTGCCGGCACCGTGGCGTGGCCTACTGGCGGGAGTAGCGTCCCGACAGCCAGCGGCGGCGCTTTCACCGAAGGGGCAATCAGCGGTGGTGCCTACGCCGAGGGAGCAATTACCTGGCCAGCTGGAGTGCCCACGGAAACGGCTGGTGCGTTCTCAGGCAGCCTACTGGGAACTCACGCGCACACCTTTACGGCAACCGGAAGCAACTCCTCCTCCTCCGTGACCGGAACGTTGAACTCTACTACCCTGACGCCGCTCGGAAGCAACGCAGCGTCGGCCGTGACCGGGACCCTGAACTCGACCACCGTGACGCCGCTTGGATCGAACGCGCCTTCAGCAGTGACCGGAACTCTCAACGCTGGCGCCTTCACCGGCACTCCGGCAACCATCATTCCACCCTTCTTCAAAATGATCGCTTGTGTGGCAAACTAGCAGCAGTGGTACCATGGAGGACAGAAAATGATGACTCACAAACCACATCACGAGTTCGCGCGCGGGGAGTGGCAGCCAACCCACCCGTCCAAGCGCGGAGCCGAGACAGCGAAGGCCAAGCGGGCTGGCCGATCCCTGACCGCTCAGGCAGAGAAAGATAGTCACTCGTCCGATCCGAAGGTTCGGGGCCGTGGGATTTTTGCGCTGAATGCAAAGCGAGGGAAGTTCAGACATCCGTCGCGTTCGCGGCGGCGGAGGTAGGGACAGTGCCCTCTGGATTTGAAAGTGTCGCCGCGTATAAGTGCCGTTCACGGATTACTTTTATTTTGGTTCGGTTGCTGCTAGGGATGACGAGGGCTTCTTCGGCTGTCCATCCTTGGTTAAGGCGGCCTATGACTGTCATGTACGATAGGCCTACTATGCGCGTCCATTCTGCGATACTTTTGGCCTCGCCACGAAATGTAATCAATCGGACACTACTCCTATTCTGGCTTTGTTCTTCGGGCGTCGCCCATCGACAATTTCCTTTGAAGTACCCGAGTTTTCCGTCGATCCTGTCAAGACTCTTCCCAGCCGGGCGCTCGCCCATGTCGGCGAAGAATGCCTCGAACGACTTTAACCATTCTTTTGAGACGGTGATGCCCGCACCGCCATACGTCGGGAACTTTGTGAAGTTTGGATTGGTACAGCGTTGAATCATCATCGCCCAACTCGCATACGTGCGGCTGCCGGTTTTTCTGTGTATCGATGCACTGCAACTATAGGAGCAAAACAGGCCTCTGCCGCGACTGACCTCGTAGGCCTTCGCATAGAATTCTTTGTCGCAATACATGCAGCGACGAAGTACACTAGGCTTTGGGGGTGTCATGGTCTCTCCCTTCAGAGATCAGGCGTGAGCCGGTGCATCAACACCGACACTCCCTATTGTACAGCAAGAATGGGAGGGTAGGGTCATCGCGAATATAACGTTCATCGGCGCTGCTCGAAAGTCTCAGAAACAGGAGAGCATCGATCCGCGGGCGCGCCATATTCAAGATTGGATATCCGCGTCTGATTCAGCCCGCAACAAGGCTTTGGGTGAGAATTTTTTCAAAGCTGCCGAAGACCTCTATAATCTTCAGGACGCGATGGTGCCTGGCCCGGTCTATCGCCCGTCTCTTTCGATTCCGATGTTGCAGCGAATCATGCTTGAGGAAGCCAATCAAGTAAGCAACTTGTCTCCACGTATGTACGTGTTTCCTTCGGCGGGGGCTGGCGATCCGTCTTATTCCGGCGCACAACAGGCCGATCCGACACTTACTTCTACTTCTTCTCGTGACCTTTCCCGGGAAGTGGCTCTCCAGGCGCAGTGGCAGATCAGCAAAATGAATCTGCACCTGTTGATGGCGGGATTGACTGCGAGATATTGTGGCGCTGGCTGGATTGTGGCCGGATTTGACCCGGACCTTTCTCGTGCCCGTGGCGGGATGTGGGCCCGGTCGATTGACCCGCGTCTTGTGTTTTTCGATCCCGGTACCGACTACACGTGGAACCCCAGTTATGCAGGCTGGGGCACGTGGATGAACCTCGAAGATGTCCGGTTGAAATGGCCGGAGACTTCCCGAGCAATCAAACCCCGGCACACTTCTGGAGGCTTTCAACCTTTTTCTGGAGACAGTGGTTATGGGATTTCTCAACCACCTGGACCCATGTCTTCGATGCCGGGCGCTCCTGGAAGCGTGGGAAAGTCCACAAATTCTGAGTGGCGAGTCTTAGTCCACCATTGTTTTTGCCGCGACTATACTCGTGAAGCTGTCGATAAGCCCGACGTCCCCACTACGTCTTTAATTGATCCCGAAGTCCGGCTCAAATACCCGAACGGTCGCTGGATCATAGAATGCGAAGGAATTATTCTCCAGGATGGGGATAATCCTTATCCACCTCGACGTGACCTATCTGCTCCGCGGTTTCCGCTCTTTGTAAATCATATTTTGCCTCCCCTCTTCGGCCCGTGGGGGATTCCCGTCACCCGCATGACCGAGAACATGCAGCGGCTGGCCCAGAGGTTCTACTCCCAGATCTTCGAGAATGGCCTGCGCATGAACAACGCGCTCTGGGTGATCGAGGAGAACACCGGGATCGATATCGATGGGTTCGGCGGGTTGCCGGGCGAAGTGGTAACGATCAAGCCAGGCACCAAGCCTCCGGTCCCGATCACTCCGAGCGCGCTTGGTGCCGGCGCGATGCAGGGCGCGGAAAAGCTCCTCGCCCTCCAGAACGACGTGCTGGGATTCTCCAATTCCCGTCAAGGGGACCCTGGCGCGGGGAACGTTTCGACGGACCTGTTCGACTCGGCAGTCCTCCAGTCCTCCGGCCTCCTCCAGTTGGCCGGCAGGTTCCTCTCCGAGACGGCGCAATCGGTCGGCGAGTTCTTCTTCGACACGATGTGCCGCTACCAGACCAAGGCTACTCTCCCTTATCGAGGGCCGGAAGGGATTACGCTCGCGGCGTGGAACGGGCAGGTCGATCCCTCAACCTATGATCTCGCGCTGGACGACGCCTCGGTCCGGCCGCTCTCCGAGGCTATCGTGCGCAAACTTACTCCGGACCTGATGAAGGCTGGAGTGGTGGGAGCTGAGCGCGGCCTGCGTACCCTCGGTTATCCCGACCCTGAAGGCGTTTCGCAGGAGCAGCAGGAGCAGATGGCGTTGCAGGCGCTGGCGAAGGTCCGGTCGGGGAGGAAGTAGCAGGATGACAGGATGACAGGATGAGAGGAGAAGCCGCAATGCAGGTTCTCGTGGAGGTTCCCGTTGCTGAACTGCCGCAGCCTTTGAGGCCACACCCGCAGGTTCCTATCCGGCGGGATCTGACCGCTGAACACGCGGTGCCTTCGCCTGCGCCCTCGCAGTCGTCCCTGCCCTCGCCCCCGCCCTCCTCCTCCCCGTCGGTCCCAGTCCACGAATGGAAGAAACACTGGCTCTCCGTGCCTGAGTTCGCGGCCCTGATGCACCGCCACGAACAAACAGTCTACTGGTGGCTGCGCAAGGGAACTCTGGTGGATTTCGGAATCCCTACCTACCAGTTCCGTGGAGGCAGGGCGCACTCGGGCAGGACTTTCATCCTGAATATCTACTAACTTCTGTCTAACCTCTGTCCCCTCTAAGGCATTAGTGTTATAGTCGCGGTCTTCCCCTCCCCTCCCTTCCCTCGTATCCTGTCTCCAATCGCACCTCAGCCGGATTCGTCCGGCTCTGATCGCGTAAAGGAGAATCACCATGGCCCGTCGTCACCGCAAGGAAAAGAAACGGAAGTAATCGGGCGAGGGGTAGTGATACCCCTCTGACCTGATCTGCCTCCCTGTCCTCGTCGCAG